GTCAGAATAGGTCCAACGTTCGATTGGTTCACCGGATAATCCGACGGCGACTTGATGAGCGCCACAACTGACAGTCACAGCGAGGGCGAAAATGATTCGGACACGATCAGGAATTTTTAGCATTTTCTATAAACCCCCAACTGATAATTACGAAACGCTTCAGTCCATACATCATAGTGCTGAAGTCGTTTTTGGATTTGTTCCCAGTTGCGTGGATCATCTTCGTCAAAGTGTTGGTAACCGTCACCTATGCATAACATCGCTGTTGGAAAAACTGCCGCCCATTCATACGGTCCTTCTTCCCAGCAGACAGTCCATGTGTCACCGCCGTTCCAGACATCACCTTTCATCAGTTCAGGTTTTGATCCCATTGCTTCGATGTATTCCGCATAAAGTTTTTTAACTTCTTTTAGAACAATTTCCGCTTCTGCTTTTGTTGCTTTTCCGTTTAATGTTTTACTCATTATGCTTGCACCAGCACTTTCTTTTCTTGATCTGCATTTTCTTCCATAAGATTGAAAATGTAATTGGCGGCTTTTGACGCATCACCTGCGGCTTTCCACAAGCGACTTGCTCCATCTTCTCCTTGCAGTGCTTTTAACCACGATTGTAGATATGAAGCATGGTTCTGATCTGCTTCGTGTGCAACTCCTAGTCTGTTACAAATGAACACAGCGGTCAATTCGGCGATCAGTTCTTCAAATGCATAGGCTTGATCTCCGAACCTGCCTTCCAGATCACGATTCAGTCTTGATTTATGTCCGGTCCAGTGTCCGTGTTCATGTCCTAATGCTGAGGCGAAACCTTCCGCTGTTGCGAATTGTTTTGCTTCTGGGACGCGAATTTTATCTACGGCAGGAACATAGTGGGCGCTGTCACCGCCTTCAGTCCAGTTCGAACCAGTCCGATTAAAGGCTTCCCTAATTTCATCAACATTAGGTTCCACTAAATCTTGTGCTGATGGGAAGTCTGGGTGTTCAACACTTTCAGTGTCACCCTCAACTTGATCTGCGTTGAAGATAAAGAACAGGCTTGGTTTCATGAAGGACCGGATTTCATGACTAGGTATTTCGCATTTTTTACTGCTAGTTTTTTTGCAGTCAAGGCAGTGGAAGCGAGGGGACCAGTTAATTCCTTTAGTTGCTTTTTCGCCTTTTAGAACTTGACAGTCCACCGAGTTCCATTGTTTGTAGGTTGCCCATTTTCCATTTTTGTAATCACGGTTCCAGCGGATAAGGCTTAGCAGAACCCAGTTTGATCCTTGATAAACAGTTCCGCTGATCGGATTGTGTGGTGTGTTTTGACCTATTGACACGAACGGCTTGGTCCATGAAGCCGGATTGTTTTGAAGTTGTGTAATTAAGTCGGCGGTCAGACCGTCATAAACTTCTTGTACGTTTGGGTTTGTCATTGCTTACTCCTTGTTTATTGTTTGGATTATTTATTGAACGATGTTTTTGATATCGTGTTGAACTTTTTTGGTCAAGTCGTTTGCATCTTCTACATTTAAGTGAACCTCTATCCAACTGCCATCTTCGGCTTGAATGTTGAGGTAGGTTCCTCTTTTTGTTCTGATTGTTTCTATTGCTTGTGGGAAGTTAATTGTTGTTTTCATTGCGGTTCCTTTGTTTGTTGTTTCATTCATGAGTATCACTCTAACCCATAACCACCATTATGCAACATTAAGTCTGCAAATTCCTTTTAGAACACAGAAAATGGCAATAGATTAAACAAGAATTTTTTCTGCTTTAGACTGACAAAATGCAGGTATCCGTCGATTGGCGCAAGAAAGCAAATTGTTTAGGTCAGCCAACGGAATGGTGGTTTCCTGAAGTTGGGGAACGTATTAGTCCACAGGCTGAAGAAATTTGCAACAGTTGTAAAGTTCAACAGGACTGTCTTGAGGCTTCTCTTTATCCTCTTGAACACGGCATTTGGGGCGGCAAAGGTGAGCGGTCACGCAGACGATATAGGGATCGAAAGAAATAAAAATGACCCTCACCGGAGCAAGCAAGCAAACAGTGAGGGTCATTTGGTTTCTGCTATTGGTCTGTGTCGGTGCCGCCCACCAAAGATGGCACTAGCAGAAATAAAACAGTGGGCAGTTAGGTATGAACAAAACCACAAAGGAGCGGAAGCATCTAAATGATGCACTGCCCACTGTCAGTTCTTTAAGTTTTCAAGTACGGTCCAACCTTATAGTTTTAGAAGTCATTTTTCAACCTGTCCATCAGTTCTTTTTTCTTATCTTTAGCAGGATTACCAGACCAAGAAGTTCCAGCGATTAAACGCTTTTTGGCTTCCTCTAATTGTTTCAGATGGCGGTTGTATTTTTTGCCTGCTTTTTCATCTTCGTGATTGTCACTTATTTCAGAATCAAACGCATCGTTAGCGAAATCTTCCAATTCTTCAATTCGGTGATCTATCGCCGCCAAAATTTGGCGAAAATGAATTGTGGTCATCTGCGAAACCATCAAGATGTAGCCTTCATTTCTTCTGCCTTCAACTTTTGCTAATCGTTGTTCAAGAGGCAGATTGTATTCGTGGCGTTTATGTGTTCCAGTGCTTTCAGTCATTCCGATCCTTAAAATAGTGAGAACATGCAGGGACGGCACATAAATTTACTTCGCCCTTTTAACGGCTCACGATCTCTGCCTTCTAGTTTGTCTTTATGTTCTTGATCTTTCGCCCAAAATACGTCACCGCATTTGCGGCACATTACGATAAAGCCTTCTTCTAAGAACTTGCCTTCATCATCTGTAGGCGGCGCATAATCTTGATTTCCTCTAGGCATTGGATTCTCCTTTTAATTGTTCCAACAACTTTTCGTCTAATTCACTGACCTCATTCAAGAATGGGTCGTATCGTTCTGCTTCAAATTTGTCTGCTTTGACTTTTGCTCGAATTATTTCAACAGAAGTTAGTGTTTGGTTTTTTGGGTCGCTGATAATTGCATCAACAATCTTCTTTTGGCTTAGATATCTGTCAGTGTTTCTTGACATTGCTTGCTCTCCCTGTATTTTCTTATTTCCATGTAGACGACTTGTGTTGTCACACCTGACGATTGTGCCAGAGAGTTTTGGGATATTCCTTTATTATTCAAGTCATGCCACAATCCCCTGCGTTGTTTAGCCAGCCGATTTATTTCGGCGCTATGCTTTCGCATTTCTTTTGTTAAATTTTCTGGTGTTGTCATTTTTTCTCCTTTAATTGGTTTCTGTTATTACAACTCTTAATCCGTTAATCCCAATTACCTGTGTTGAGTAAAAAGTTAAAGCCACAAGATGATCTGGGTTGTCGTCTGGAATTATTTCTGCATCAACAATTCCATCTATCGCCGCTTTAACCGCAGGTAAACAAGCACCGACATCTTGGATTCCACGTTTGTCTTTTGCTAATGGGACTACTGAAACTTTTATTTTTTGCAACTTTGGGATTTTTCTTTCTTTGGCAAGCCAACAGAATCGTTCACGGCATTCCCGAACTGCTTTTGCTCGCTTATGGAAATGCCATGTCCGTTCAGCATTAACTGTCCAAGGTTTCTCCCTGTCCTCTAAAACCCATCGGAGAGGAATAATAGTTTTCTTGATAACCATATAACCCACCTTACCTTATTTCGGCTCGTTTCAACAACCCTAATTCTGTAGCGGCTTTTGGGTTGTTGTGAATCCAATCGTGACATATTCGACAGAGTGAGACAGAGTTTTCTGGATCAACTATTGAGCCGCCTCTCGCCCTTGTCAATGGTTCATGAATATCTACAGCGTACTTACTGCAACTACCAGCGTTTAGGTGGTGTTGGGTGCAATAATCACCTATCTTTAGTCCGGCTTCACAGTAGGGGCGTAGAGAGAGTTGCTCACGAACAAATGTTCGCCTTGCACCTGCCGCTTTTCGTCTTTTATCTGAAATAGGTTTTAACGGTGTTTTCCGTTTCAGAGGTGTTTTAGATTTCAACGGCGTCTTTCTTTTCAGAGGAGTTCTTTTCATCAGTAATTTCCTCCTCGTCCTGACATCAGTTCTCGTCTTATTTGAAGTGCCGCTAAATTGTAAGCCGCTATGAAACGAGTTCTGTCTGCATTAGGTTTTGTTGATCGGCATAGGTTTCCGTAGCCGCCTGTATCCCAGACTGCCTGCTTGATAATTTCGTGTGACCAATTAGGAATCTCACCAGCACCAACTGATCTGATCTGATGGACGACTTCACCCCATGCGGCGGTGGCTGTTGGTATTGCTCCACCGATCATATTGATCGTTGCTTCTTCTCTTATTTCTGCCGGTTTGGGAAACCATTTGCTGATCCGAACTAATCGTTCAGCGCTTGATTTAAGTTCTGGGTCAGGTAAATCTTCAAGTGCATTGCAGTAAATTTCTATCCGATCCTGCTTCAATTCAACATCGTGAGCGACGCAAAGTATTTTTAATGCTTCCAATGCGCCTTTTTTAGACATGCCAAATCCTCTGAACCATCAACTGAATATCCTCTAATGCTTTTTCTATTGACGAATGACTGTTGCCCATCACGCAAACATTTTCTTGAGTTGCGACACCATAGAATTTGTTTTCGTTGTCAAAGATTTCTATATCCCAGTCCAAGTATTTTGCTTTAAGTGTCATTTGCTTTCCTCCTCTATCAGTTCATCTAAAAGAGCGGTTCCCTTCTTATTTGGTTTTGTTTTATTGGTTCTAGTTTTGGGTAACACTGGTGATACCAGTCTAGTTTCACCAATATCACTAGGTGGTATCACTGATGATGCCACCCTGTGAATGATCCAAATATTCGTAAGGTTTGCTGTGCCTTCTTTATTTTTTCTTCGAACAATAGTTAAAGCATTATTTTTTGTCAGTTGCGCCGCCCATCTATCAACAGTCAGCACTGTGCAATTCAATCTTTTTGCTAACGTTCTTCTTGATGGCCATGACCTGCCTTCTGAATCTGCATATCGGCATAAAATGCCATACAGACGAACAGCGCCGTGACTTATTTGGGGGTGATCTAAAACCCATTCTGGTACTATTGAGAAATACCCAGTGTCGCTTGTAATTTGATTAGGTTGGTCTAAACTTTCTTTTTGGTTTGACACGGTAGTTTTACTCCTTTCTCTATCGTGTTAGGGGAGGACTGCTTCCTTGCGACGGTCCTCCCCACTTTTTTATCAAACACCTAGCAACCATTCAATCCGATCTGAAACTCGGTCAATATCTTGCCCACTCATCTCACCTGAACTTAATGATGGTATACCTTCTGTTTTCCACCATGTTTTAAGAAGTTCCTTGTCAATGTCTGACAGTTCTCCAATTTGTTCTTTGAGGTCATCGGTTTCGCCTTCCACTGGCGGTTCTTCATTCAAGATTTCTACCGTTGGAAATTCCACCTCAATGATTTCGCCGTTTTGATTAGTGTCCTCTGCACCGAGTTCCTCTGGGACATAACCTGCACCGAGAACAACGTCAGGAAATAGGACACGGCACAGGATTGAAACTGCCCTCCATGTCAGCATCGCATCGCCGTATTGTTTCCAATTTCTTTTTTGTAACAGCCCAGCGGTTTCGGCATCACGTGTTGAAAATTCTGCGGTGTGGGTGTCGCCACTATCACATCGTTTCCCTTTAGCGATGGCACGATTATTGCTTACCTCTATCATCACCGAGTGTCCGGCATGTCGTACTAAACCCAGCATTGCTTCGGGTCGCATAGAGGCTGTTCCTTCGATGACATGGAAGTTTCGCATGGCGGACATTATGTCCCAACCGTAGGCTCGTCCTGCCAATCCTGCCGCAACAATATCGGCAGGTTTTTTACGATATGCACTTGGAATAATTTGTGCATTTGCTAGCATTTCTGCTTGTTTCATGACGAGTGCGAAGTGTTCGCCTTCGTTCATTTTTTCTAGTGTTGTCACTGTTTTCTCCTTTTCAGTTGTGTTCCACTATAACCACAGTATGTGACATTCATGGGAGATATTTTTCAATCCATTCAGTCGGTGTAAAGATAATCAAATGGTTCGTTGTGCCAGTAGAACATGAAATATCTAACTGCATGTCCTTACTCCAGTCAAGATAAATCGTTGGATTGTCTGGTCCTAGATCATCTGCGTCGCCGACATGAATGCCGTAACCGATGGTCGCCATTTCATGACCTTTAGTCATTTCGCTAAAAATGATTCTGGTCAAATACTGTAGATCGTCCCAACGGTGGAATCCACGATTCAGCGCTTCCGCTAAAACCTTTCGAAGATGAAGTCCGTCTGAATGTGAATACAGACAAACTGTTCCTCCTTCTTGATGGATTTCTATTACTGCTCTGTCTCCCATTTTTTTCTCCTTATTTTTGTTTTGGTCTTTTGAAGAATCCGAATGTTGGATCTTCATCTGATTGGCAGATCGTTGCTATGAATGTCACCTCGTCGTTGATTTCCGCTTCCATAATGTTTGTTCCCCAAACTTGGAAGCCTCTGTGATCTTCAACTACCATTACGTTGCGTTCTCCGAATCCATCAACCTTGGTGTAAGCCTTAATTATGTTGCCGGTGATTTCGTGGCGACCTTCAAGTAGTTCAGTTGGGATTGAGTTGCGATTTTCTTGTTCTGTTGCTTTGGCAACTACTTGAATCCATTTCGCAAATTCTCTACGGAAACCTTCAACCATGTAGAAGGCGATCCCATGATGTTGAACTGGGACAAGTGTCATGTTTGCAACTGTCCGCATGTTGGTTGCGAAATCGTTGTCACCTTCTAAATTTTTTGCCCATTCAATAACTGAAAGAACCAGATTACCAAGACCGTCGTATCCGTGTTCGTCACATTCAGTTCCTAAAGTATCATTGAATGTTGTGATTCTTGCTTTTTTTATTGAGTCCCAATTTTTCGGTCCGTCATGTAACCAAACCCGACGGACCCGTGATCCGAATTTATTTCCTGATTCTTGTTCGTCATTTTTGATTTCAGTGTAACTTTCATCTTCAATAACCATCGTCATAAGTGATGCTTCAACTAAGTGATGAATCCACCTGTCACCATTGTCAGAGAAGGCACTAGATTCTTTGTTTTCGCCTCCGTCTATTTCTTGAGGGAGTTCATCTGATCCTAAGAATTGTTTTGCACAACCTGTGCCGACCACAAACCGTTCACCGTCTTTGGCGAAAACCCAATTTCTGGTTCGGTTGCGATTGACATTGCAGAAGTCGCATCGTGTTTCGTTGAAGCCTTGAAGAACATCATCTGTAGTGGATTTAACTATGAAACCACCACCGTATTGTTCTTTTACTTTTTCAATGTAAGCAATGACTTCATAGCCATTGACGGTTGTAAATTGTGCTTTTTGTGTTGTTTGTGTTTCGTTCATAAGTAACACTCTAACTACATAACATGGGTTATGCAACATTAGAACGATAGATAATTTCCCAATACTGTTTCGTGGTTATCTATATACTCTTTACTGTGGCAAGAATTACGATAATTGGGACAGGATATGTCGGACTAACAACCGGCGTATGTTTTGCACAACTCGGGCATGATGTTGTTTGCGCTGATATTGACGCTGAAAAGATCGCTTTGTTGTCATTAGGAGTCAGCCCCATTTTTGAGGAAGGACTGGAAAGACTTATTGAATTAAGTCTGGAAGATGGGACACTAGATTTCACAACAGAAATTTCTCAATCCGTTTATGACGCTGACGCTATTTTTCTTTGCGTACCGACTCCCTCACTGGAAGATGGATCAGTAGATATTTCCTACATCAAGTCCGCTGTCGAAATGATTTCCCACAACCTGCCTTCTGGAGTTTTGCTTGTCACGAAATCAACTGTTCCGGTTGGCACAGCGATGATGTTGGAAGAACAGTTGAACAGAGAAGATGTTTTCGTTCTTTCTAATCCTGAATTTCTGAAAGAAGGTTCCGCTGTAGAGGATTTCTTTTTCCCAGATCGAATTGTTATTGGCAGTCATGATGCACAGACGGCAGAACGTCTTTTGGATTTGTACAGCATTATCGCCACAGATGTCATCATCACAAACCACGAATCAGCAGAACTAATCAAATATGCTTCCAATGCTTTTCTGGCTACGAAATTGTCTTTCATAAATAGTGTCGCCACGATCTGCGAAGGAACCTATGCCGATGTAGACGACGTTGCTTTAGGAATGGGATTAGATAAACGCATCGGCAAATCTTTTCTTCAAGCAGGTTTAGGTTGGGGCGGATCATGCTTTCCGAAAGACACCAGCGCTTTAATAAGTATGGCTGAAAACATTGGATATTCTTTTGACCTTTTAAAGACAGCGGTACAAAGCAACACAGACCAAATTGAACGAATCGCAAACAAAGTTCTTTTTTCCCTCAAAATGAGCGGCGCACCGATAGAAGAATCCACTGTTGCCGTTTTGGGATTAACTTTTAAAGCAGGTACAGATGATTTAAGAAATTCTCCAGCATTACACCTTGTGGATAAGTTACTGAAGAAAAAGATCATGGTGAACGGCTGGGATCCAACTGTGGATAACTCCAACCTTGTTGTTCCAAGTGACGTTAATCTTTTTTCTTCACCTTATGACGCTTGCGAATCCGCTGATGTTGTTGTCATCGCAACTGAATGGGACAGTCTGAAAATTCTTGATCCAATAAAAACCGGAAAGCGAATGAAAACGAAATCGGTGGTTGATGCACGAAACGTCTTAAAGCCCTATGCTTGGACTGCAAGAGGTTTCCTGTACCAAGGAGTCGGAAGATGAAAATTCTAGTAGCAGGTGGAGCAGGTTCCATCGGCTCATATTTGTGCGAGTCACTATTGAAAAGAGGAGACTCGGTAATCGTTTTAGACAATCTTTCCACTGGGCGGTTCGAAAACATTTCTAAAGTCCGCAGTCATTACCCAGACAGGTTCAATTTTATTGAGCACGATGTCACAGAACCGCTTCCTTCTTTAGATAAATGCGACGCCGTTGTTGATTTAGCGAGTCCTGCTTCTCCTGATGATTTTGCTAACCTTTCTTTAGAAATTCTTGATGTGGGAAGCACTGGGACACGCAATCTTTTAGATTTGGCTACTGAAAACAAAGCAAGATTTCTGCTGGGTTCAACAAGTGAGGTTTATGGCGATCCGAATGAACACCCACAGAAGGAAACATATTTTGGAAATGTTGATCCGATTGGTCCTAGAAGTTGTTATGACGAAGCGAAAAGATTTTCGGAGGCTTTAACTTTCGCCTATCACCGTAGACATGGGACAGACACAGCCGTTATCCGAATTTTCAACACCTATGGTCCCAGAATGAGATTTAACGATGGTCGGG